TAATGTTTCGTAAACTGCTTAAACTCCAATGCTTGTTGCCCCTGGGAGTTCGGATTCCTTTAACTTCCAGGGCCGTTTTTATATCGGCCAAGGTATCGCATTTACCATATTGTTTTATCTCTGTGATAACCTTGCAAATTTTCGAAGAATCATCTTTAGCTTTTTTTTGTAAGAAGTCAACCCCAGCTTTTGAACCAATGTGTGGATTAGGTGAACCAAGTTTAATACCTTGTTTCTTTTTTGCTGCTAATGCAGCCTTAGTTCTTTCGCTAATTAAAGAGGCCTCATACTCCGCAACATTAGCTAACAGATTAAGCATAAATTTTGTAGTCGCTACGTTGTGAAACTGAGGTACATCACAAGCCATGAACGGAACTTTGGAGTCAATTAGCTTGGATAAAAAAGCAACGTTCCTGGTCAATCTATCTAATTTAGCAACAACCAGAGTAGCCCCCTTCTCTTTGCATAGTTCCAGGGCCTCTTTAAGCTGCGGTCTATGTCTATCGGTACGTTTACCAGATTCCATTTCTACAAAAGAATCAATTATTTCCCAATCGCCACCGTTTAAATGGTCTTGAACTAAATCCTTCTGGGCCTCCAGGCCCAGGCCAGATTGTCCCTGGCGCTTGGTACTAACTCTATAGTAAGCAACATACTTACCTTCGTGTTTAGTTCCTGGTCTAGCCATTATTTATCATCCTTTTTATTTACAACATTGGGATTAGATTCTTTTGTATCTAAAGTATCAAATTTCCATTCAATGCTTTGCTTATATTTAATTGGAACTTCTTTTGTATAGCCAGCAATTTCAAATACATTATTTAAATTAACCATTGTAGCTATGTATTCAATTTTCTTGACAAAACCTTGTACCTTATTTTCAATTTCATTAGGTGCAAAATTCTGTTTCCTATCTTCTTCATTATATAAAATATAATTTTTAATATCATAAGCATCCTGGATAAAATCCATTGCTTTTAATGGTACTGTTTCTTTTTTTCTCATTTTATTAAATAATTCTGCATCTATTTTTTCTTTTTTAACCATTTATATGTTTCCTTCTATTTTATTAATTTCTTCATTAACTTTGCTTTTGATTTCCCACCAATCACATTCAACATTGATGTCCTTAAATCTACTTACAATGTTTCTAATACAAGCATTTGTATCTGAAGAACCTATACCTTGAGATTGCTCTCTAATAATATCGCCAAAAAGGTTTTCTACTTCTGACTCTATTATCATTTCCATTTCTAATGTTTTAGCCATTATTTACTTCCTCCAATTTAGTTTGATGTATTGTTTGTTTAACCAAAACCAATTTACCATTTTCATCTATCTCATATTCTTTAATAGAAGTTATTGGGTCTGGTTTATTGTTAAGAACTATTTTTACTGGTTTTTTCATATTATTTGCTCCTCCATTTATTCCATTTATAATCTCTAACTATTTTCATTATTTCATCTGTGTTAGTAATTTTCTTATTAACAAACATGCCAAGAATCACGTCCATAGACTTGCCATCATCTATTGCTTTGTAAATCTTGTTTTTTTTCATATTGTATCCTTTCATATTAATTGAAGTTGGGTTTGTGGAGTTGCGAATAATCCTTCCTGGACAAACGTTTTAACCTGGTCAGGAATTTGTTTAACTTTCTCTGGAAGAGGGAAAGAATAACTTAACACCTGGTAATTTAAGGTGCTGCTTAAATATTCTTTTCTCAAGACTCTGTATATTCTCTGCCAGGTAGGACCATGATTGCCATATCCAGGCTCTTTTAAGAAGTAGTCAATAGCATGGGCTAACTCATGGCATAACACCAAGGCCAATGGCGCTCCCATGTGAACTTTTGGGTCGCCAAACCAATCGCCAATCTCTGGGTCATTACATATTCTATTGTATTCTGTCCAGGCAACCTTGCCAGATTCAAGCTGCTTAATGGCCCTGGAATATTGGGCCTTTTTACCTCTCATTGGAGTAAAGATACTATGTTTGGCTAAATATTCTTTCCAAGGAGCAACCCAAGAATCGTTTATTGTTTCCCATTGGTTTGGGTTATTGTATCTTTTGGAAATTCCCATCCAAGGTTTTTTGTTGCGTCTACCTCCTCTACTTGTTCTACCTGGCAATGTTTTAACAACCAAAGTATCTCTAAATTTACTATTTTTAAGCAGCCCCTTATTCTCAGCGATAGTAATAATATCATCTATCATACTATCTCTGTCTTTAGGAACTTTAGTAAACATTGATGTCATTTAACCTCCTTTTCTGTTGGTTCAAAATGTGCAAGATATCCATTTTGAGTCATTTGCATGACTATGCCGTTTATGTATTCATAATTAAAAGTTTTATCACTCTGGATTGACCATTTTTGTTCATAACCCACCAAGGCTACCCTTCTAGTACCATTTCTTTCCCAGTATTTAAAAGCTAACAAGGCCTCTAATCTACTATCAAAATCTATGACTACAAAAGTTTCGTCAGCACCAAATTTCTTAGTGCCTTCAGACTCTTTGTAAATTTCCATATTTCCTAAATCTGGACTTTTTATTTCATAAATCCTGGTACTTAAATCATGGATATCTTCTTTATTTAATGAAATGTTCATATTTGCCCCCTTTTGTTTAATTGTTGTTTTATTTCCATAATTATAAACCCCTTACCTGGTGAGGCTTTTTTTCTTTCAAATTGCTTTAACAATTTTTTAAGGTCTTTAGTGGTCATTTTATCCATTTATTTTTTTGTCCTTTCTGTTGGTTTCTGGGGATTTTTGGAAGGTTTCTAATTTCTTACTACAAACCTTACACTTGATATATAGGTATTAATTGGTATTATGTCAATACCCAAACGGTACTTTTTAGGAAAAAAAATGAAAATAATATCAAAACACCTCCATTTATCCGCAGATGTCTGCGATTTATTGAGAGAAAAAAAAATTAGAGAAAGACGGTCAGAATCATCAATAGTTGATGATATAATCCGAAACGCATTAAAAAATAAGATGCAAGAAGATGCTAAAAACATCATTCAAGCAGCGGGACGGGTTGTTTGACGACTATGCAAAAGAGAAAAGGTAGTGGTTTTGAACTAGAAATAGTCAAATACCATAGGGACAAATTAAAAGTTCATGCTCATAAGCAGCCTTTATCTGGAGCGCTAGGCGGAAGATTTAAAGGCGACCTGGTAGTAGCTGGCATGATTGCCGAATGCAAAAGGAGAAAGAAAGGGTTTAGTACATTATACAAGGCCGTTTCTCAAGATGATGCGGACCTGGTATTTGTTAGGGACGACCATCAAGAGCCTCTAGTTGTTTTACCGTGGAAAACTTACGAACTCTTCGTTAAGTGGTTAGAACTTGCTGACAAATTTCCACCCGAGCCAGCGGATTCTGGTGATAATGAAAAGGAGTAAATGATTATGGATTTAGATTTAGGTGCAGATTCAGTACAATATGTATCTTGGAAGGCCCAAGAAAAGAAATGGAGTGTAGATGGAGAAGAAAGCCCATTAACAGCATTTTTAATTGAGCCACAAAGCTACAAAGAAGGAATAGGAAGGCTACAAGAAGGAGTCGCCCCCGATTGGATATGGAAAAAATCACCTGGGGAAAGACAAGAACCCAAGGAAAATTATAAAAAAGCATTTTACCTGGATATATATTTATCAAAGAAACATGGTGCGCCCGTTTCAGAATGGAGAGAGTGGACCAGCAATCAAAGAGCATCAAGAGATGCGTTAATGTCATTGTTCCAGGGCATAGATAAAAAAGATTTAGATAAAGGAAAGCTAATGAAAGTAAATGTCAAAGGCAGCAAATTAGTGAAATTTGGTCCAGCCCCCGTTAATGTTCCTATCCTAGAATTTGATTCCTGGGTAGACAATCCAGACAGTAAAGAACCCGTAGAAAAGATACTATCGGATGATTTAGAAGATGAAATAGATTGGGGATAAATGTCCGATATATCCGACAAAATGGAAGAGGTGGCGGTCCATTTTTGGGGAAAGCCGACTTCTAAAACATCCAAGGAACTTCGCTGGGGTAATCATGGGTCAAAGTCTGTGAATTTATCCCAGGGAACTTGGTACGACTTTGAGAATGAAGAAGGCGGAGGAGTTGTTGACCTGGTAAAAAAAGAAATGCCAAGTCTTAATGGGTCTATTCAAGGATTCCTGGATACATTCACCGATACTCCTCAGCCTAAAAGTAAAAAATCGACTATATATGACTACAAAAATTTAGAAGGCCAGACAATATACCAGGTAGTACGTTACGAACCTAAGTCATTTAGGCAGCGCAGAGTGCAAGATGGCCAAACCGTATGGAACTTACAAGGTGTTACTCCCCTACCCTTTAGACTAAATTACATCAAAGATAAACCCCTGGTATTTATTGTTGAAGGCGAAAAGGATGTCCTTCATTTAGAGAAATTAGGACTTGCCGCAACATGCAATTCGGGAGGGTCAGGTAAATGGACCGAGGCCCATAGTCAATACTTCAAAGATAAAGATATTGTTATATTACCCGATAATGACGAACCAGGATTAAAACATGCCAGGCAAGTACAAATAAGTCTGCAAAATATCGCCAAATCGGTAAAAACAATAGAGTTACCAGGACTAAAACCTAAGGAAGATTCCTACGATTGGCTACAAAAGCATTCGGTCCAGGAACTTATGCAGCTGGTCCAGGATACAGAAACAAAAACAGATATTACACCAATAGACGTTCTCTCTATGGCCCAGGTCATAGACATGCCACCTACTCCTTGGCTTATCAAGGATTATATGCCCCAAGGTAGTATGTCCATGATTTATGGGCCACCAGGCAGCGGTAAAACGTTCTTAGCTTTAGATATGGCCTTACATATAGCCCACGGCATAAGCTGGCATGGCAAAAACGTTGAACAAGGGTCAGTTATGTATATAGCTGGTGAAGGAGTTGGCGGATTAAGAAAACGATTACAAGCCTGGCACATTAACAAAAACCTCAAGCCCACCGCACCGCTGCACATAATACCAGTAGCCGTTGGATTACTAGATGACCAGGAAATAGATAATCTCATAACAACCATACAAATATTGGCTAAAGATATAAAAATGGTGGTATTTGATACTGTGGCAAGATGTATGACGGGGGATGAAAACTCGGCCCAGGATATGGGACAAGCTATAAAAGCCATGGATAAAATCAAAAATCAATGTAACTGCTGCGTAGTTCCTATTCATCATAGTGGTAAAGACCGAGATAGAGGCGCTAGAGGCTCAACGGCTATGATAGGAGCAGTAGATGTATCATTAAGAGTTGACCGCCAGGAAAAGCAGCTATCTTTAACTACGGAAAAACAAAAAGATGCCGAAGCTGAAGATATTACCTGGTTTAACTCCAATAGTATTGAGTTACCAAATCAAGGCCTGGACCTCGGAGATATTGAATCAAGTCTAGTATTAGAATTAGCCGACATACCAGGGCAAAAGATACGAAAAATGACTCCAGCACAAAAGAATGTCTATGAAGCATTACAACAAGCAATCAATGAATGCGGAACAACAGAAGGCAGCGATAGAATACCAGGGAAATGTGTAACTATTGATATGTGGAAGTTGTATTCTTACAACACAACAATCAGTACTTCGGACTCAGAAGATGCCAAAAGAAAGGCCTTCACCAGGGCTGCAAAGTCATTAAAAAATGCGGGATTTGTGGATGTATGGAGAAAGTTTGCCTGGACAAAAGGACAAAATGCGGACGGACAAGTTGTCCAGGCTGTAAATAGCAGAAAACCAGGGGTTGTAGACTAATGGACAAATTTAGCGGACAGAAAAACGGACGGTATTTGGACTTTGGACGGACAGGACATATCCCTAGGGATGTCCGTCCATTTGTCCAGGGAGGATTTGTCCGTGAAAAATAAGATAAATAAACAAGCCGTTGAGATGATAGATAGGGTTGATAAAATAAATAAACAGATGAGTAAAAAATATGGACCTTATGTTTTGGAAGAGATGATTCCAGACATAATGAAAAAGTTTGAAATACAACATGCTCGATTATTTAAAGCCATAGATTTGAAAGATAATGAAAAGATATTCAAAGAAGCAGCACAAACTATAAAAGCCTGGAGAAGAATTGATATTATGGCAAGAGAAGCCATGAAAACAAAACCGCAGCCAAAAGATACTTGGCAAGTTAAACATAGCAGCGGTCATATTATTACTGTTTATAAAAATGAAAAACCATCAATACCAGGCATTGTGTTTTCGTTGAATGAACTGGTCAAGTTTGTACCAGCTAAGGTCCTGGAACTAAAAAATGAACTAGGAGGAACTGTAACCCAAGTAAAAACAAAGGAGGAGTAATGTTTGAATGGCTAAATGGATGGTTCACACCATCAGAAAAGACAATAGAAACTATGACTAAGAAAGAACTTGAAGAACATGGAAGAAAGCATGGAATTGAGTTGGACCGTAGATTTAAAAAGGAAACTTTGGTTAAGCTGCTTAAAAAGAAAATTAAATGAGAACATTTAAACCAGCTATAAGACAATCAAAGCCAGAAACAAGAAGATATGCGGTGCTGCCAGCAAAATCTATCCAGGATGATGACCTACATCCAACAACATTAAGAGTTCTTGGTGCTATTTGTTTACACACCAATAAATATGGGATTTGCTGGCCTTCAAGAGTTACAATAGGTCGTCATGTATCAAGAACTCCTAAAACCGTTTCTACCCATATTACTAGGCTAATAAAAGAAGGATATATAAGAAAACTAACTAAACGAGGCTATAAAATACCTGGTTGGAAAAGAAACTCAAGATATGCAACAAATCGTTACCAAGTATTATATGATGGAGTTAAAACTGCGCTGCCAAGTAAAGAACAATTCTATGCTCCAAGACCTAAAATAGCAGAGGAATATCCCGAAGAACTCGAAACAGAGAATAGTAAGGGGGTTAAAGGGGGAGAAAAACTGGATGTTTCTAGTATTGCAAGAGCATTTTGTAATGGAGTGCAAAAAGCATCTGGAGTGGTCCGAAATGTCGATAATCAGTTAAAAGATGCAGAAACCCTGGCAGAATTGATGGTGAATCCAGAAGAAGTAGAAGAAGCAGCAGTAAATATGACGTTAGAACGAAGGAAATTGGGCCAAGACCCACCATTGCAGCTTAACCAGGTTGCAAAATGGGCTGGTTTACAGTAGATTTACAATAACCAAACGTTGGATTGGAAAGTAAAATGACATTTGATGAAGCATGGAAAAGAGCAGTAAGAAGTAAAAAACGGCAGAAATCCGCCATTTCTAAGAAAAAAAAGGGCATACCCCCTTCCCCCGTCCCCACCTCTACTCGTAGGGGGGTATCTCAGGAAATTTTTGAGGAATCCATGAACCAAGATAATGTCAACAACCCGCAGCATTATAAACAATATACCCTTGAGGCTATCGAAGGTATTAAAGGCAGCATGTCTAATGAAGAGTTCCAGGGATATTTAAAAGGTGCAGCATTAAAATATTTATGGCGCTACAAATATAAACAAGCGCCCGTAGAAGATTTACGAAAAGCCAAATGGTATTTGGATAAATTACTAAAGGAAGTGTTAAATGAAAGACCAACCATTAGCGGTCCGCAAAGCTAGAGAAGTTTTAGCTAAAGGCGATAAAGATGAACGAGAGGCTGTGGTCCAAGAACTAGAGGCTATAGCTGCAAGTGAAGTAACAGATGTATTGACCTGGAATGCAGATGGCCATGTAGCAATGAAACCATCTGCGGAACTGAGTCATGGTGCAAGGAAAGCTATCAAGAAGGTTAAGGTAACTCCAACGCGTCAAGGGTCAAGTATTGAAGTTGAGATGCACGACAAGATGGGGGCGCTAAGAATGTTAGCCAAGCATCATGGATTATTAGATTCAACAAGTGATATTAACAGACCGAGTGTAATAGGAATTAATTTGAAAGGCCCTAATGTAACATATGAAGTTAAAGACAAAGACAAAGAATAATTGGTACGGAGATGTTATGCGAGAGTTACGCATAGAAAGAGGTTTAACGTTAATGGATGTAGCGGAGGCTGCAAAGGTGGATATAGAAACAGTAAGACGTATCGAATTAGGAATATCAATGGGCCAATTTAGTTATGTAGAAAAAATATTTAAAGTTTTAGACCATGAAGTGGAGATAGTACCGATAAATGCCGAGAGCGAGAACTTCAAAAGACCGTAGTAAACGGAGAGAAAGAGTAAAACCTACTGAGCCTATTGAGGGTTTAGACCTGGATTTTTCGTCTGCGCCTACGACTTGGGCCTTTCTCCAGGACAATAGTTTCTTCCGAGGGCTGCTTGGGCCAGTTGGAAGTGGTAAATCGTATGCTTGTGCTGCTGAAATAGTTATGAGAGCGGTGCAACAAGAACCAAGCCCCGTGGATGGCATACGATATACCAGGTTTGTAGTCGTAAGAAACAGCTATCCAGAGTTAAGGACCACAACAATTAAGACCTGGTTAGATTTATTTCCAGAAAATCGTTGGGGTTCAATGCGTTGGAGTCCACCATTAACACATCATCTTAAACTTCCGACCCGTGGAGATGCAGCGGGAATAGATTGTGAAGTAATATTTTTAGCATTGGACCAGCCGAAAGATGTTCGTAAACTATTGTCCCTGGAATTAACGGGCGCATGGGTCAATGAGGCAAGAGAATTGCCATTAGGTATTGTCCAGGGATTGACACATAGAATAGGAAGATACCCGCCACGGTCTAAAGGCGGATGTACTTATCGGTTTATTATTGCAGACACGAATCCACCTGATAGTGATTCCTGGTGGCATAACCTGGCATTAAAGAATCCTATTAAGGGAAAGTATCCCTGGAAGTTTTTTCAGCAGCCTGGAGGCATGATTGAGATTGAAGGTAAAACGGATGACTCGACTTTTGCAGCGGGGAAACATTGGATAGAAAATCCTAATGCTGAGAATATGCAGAACTTAATACCAGGGTATTACTTGCAGCAGTTAGGCGGTAAAGATTTAGATTGGATACGGTGTTATGTTGGCGGGCAATATGCTTTTGTTAAAGATGGCAAGAGTGTGTGGCATGAATATGATGATACAAGTATGGTCCAGGAAGGTATAGAACTAGATACGACTTTACCTATACAGATAGGATTAGACTTTGGATTAACTCCCGCAGCTGTATTTGGACAGCGATTACCTAATGGACGGTGGAATATACTGTATGAAATTGTTACTGAGGATATGGGCCTGGAAAGATTTGCACAAATATTGCTGCATGAATTAAATACCAGGTTTCAAAAGTGCGAGCCTGAGATATGGGGCGACCCAGCGGGACAAAAAAGAGATGAGATATTTGAGGTAACAAGTTTTGACCATCTTCGTTCCCTGGGATTAAATGCACAACCTACTGCATCTAATGATTTTATGGTACGAAGAGAGGCTGGTGCAGCGCCCATGCTTAGGTATATTGATAAACGTCCAGCCCTGGTAGTAGATTCTGAGTGTAAAAGGCTGCGGAAATCTTTAGCTGGTGGTTATCATTTTAAAAGAGTAGGTATAAGTGGAGGTACAGATAGGTTTAGAGATGTGCCAGATAAAAACCAGCATTCGCATATTGGTGATGCTTTTGCTTATTTGTTATTAGGCGGTGGAGAACATAGACGTATTACAAGAGGTGTTTATAGAAATGCTGCATTCGGGCAACAAGCTATGAATGCTAACCTGGATTTTGATATATGGTAGATATAATACCTTATGTTAAAAAATTTATAGATAAAAAATACGGTGCAGTAGTAATGCCCTACTCTCGCAGCCATTATTACATGATGCAGCTAAGTAAGTTTCAAAATCAATTAAGAGATACAGTTCCTAATTATGTAGCATTCTTTGATGCTCAGGCTGCAAGCGGACCAAACTTTACAATTCTTAAAGATGGAATACCCATGATAGCTGGAGGATTTGTTCCGCTATGGCCAGGTGTTTTTGAGGGCTGGTTATTAAGAGATGAGAGAGTTAGTCCCTATTGGGTATCACTAGGGCGGTGCAGTAAACTGATATTTAGTGGGTTAAGTTCTGTAATGGAACTCCATAGGGTGCAATTCCACGTTCATAGCCTTGACACTAGGGCTATCAAGTATGCTAAATTTCTTATGTTCCAGGAAGAAGGAACGTTGACAAATTATGGTGCTGACAAAGCAGACTATTTAATGATGAGGAGATTGTACTAATGGGTGGATTATTTAGAGGCGGTGGAGGATATAGAGGACCTGACCCTAGCATTGCAGAAAATCAAAGAAAAGAAAGAGAAAGATTAGACGCAGAAAAAGCTGCTGCTAATAAAAAGATACAAGCAAAATCTACAGCAAGAAGAGGTGGCAGTAGAATGCTGCTTAATGCTTTTCATGGTGGTACTGCGGATATGACCGACCCTAACTATTTAACGGGTTTATCGGATACCCTAGGTGGTTCGGATAATGTTTAATGAAAAAATTAACCGTACCTCAAATTTTAAAAAGGTCTGAAAAGGCCGAAACAAGAAAAGAACAATGGCGCTCAATATATGAGGAGTGCTATGAGTACGGATTACCGCAACGTAATTTATATGGCGGTAGCTTTGAAAATAATGTTCCTGGGACAAATAAGTCGTCCAGGGTATTTGATTCTACTGCTGTGCATTCTACACAAAGATTTGCAAACAGAATACAATCGGCATTATTCCCACCTTATCGTAAATGGTGTGCTTTAGAGGCTGGCGAAGATGCAAAAAGAGAAGTTGAAAACCCACAAGAATTACAAATAGCTTTAGATATATACACAGAAAAAATGTTTGCAGTATTAAGGCAATCTTCTTTTGACCTGGTAATGTCAGAATTTCTTTTAGATTTATGTGTCGGTACTGCGGTTATGCTTATACAGCCAGGAGATGAATTAACTCCTATACGTTTTGAGGCTGTGCCACAATACCTGGTAAGTTTAGAGGCTGGTCCAAATGGAACTATAGATAATGTGTATCGTAAATTAAGAATTAGAGGTGAGGCTATTCAAAGACAATGGCCAGATGCCGATATTCATTCTGTATTACAAAAAGCTATAGATGATAAACCTGAAGAAGATGTAGAATTATTAGAGGCTACAATTTATAAACCAGATGAGGCGATATATTGTTATCATGTAATAGATGTTAAGAATAGAGAAGAGATAGTTTACAGAACATCTAAGTCTACATCCTGGGTTATAAGCCGATATATGACAGTTTCTAACGAAATTATGGGCCGTGGTCCATTATGCAGCTGCATTGCTGACGTAAAAACATTAAACAAAACAAAAGAATTAATACTTAAAAATGCAAGTTTAGCTATATCTGGTGTGTATCTAGCTGCGGATGATGGGGTTTTGAATCCGCAAACAGTTCGCATTCAGCCAGGAGCAATAATACCCGTAGCCAGAAATGGTGGCCCGCAAGGAGATAGTCTAAAACCTTTACCTAAAGCTGGAGATTTTAATGTAGCACAGTTAGTCATACAAGATTTAACGGCAAACATTAAAAAGGTACTCCTGGACGATTCTCTCCCCCCTGATACTATGAGTGCCAGGAGTGCCACAGAAATAGTGCAGCGCATGAAAGAATTATCACAAAACATGGGTTCTGCTTTTGGACGACTTATTACTGAGGCTATGTTGCCAATAGTAAGAAGAGTATTATTTATAATGGATTCTCAAGGATTAGTAGATATGCCATTAAAGATTGACGGCCAAGAAATTAAAGTAGTTCCTATTTCACCATTGGCCCAAGCACAGAGTTTAGATGAACTCGAAAACGTTATGAAATTTGTTCAGATAAGCCAAGGTATTGGGCCAATAGGCCAAGTTGCTTTAAACCAGGATGAGGCATTAGATTATATTGCCGATAAACTTGGCATACCTGGTAAAATTTTAAATAGCCAGGAAGAACGAAAAACTATGATAGCACAAATGACACAAATGGCGCAGCAAGCGGGAATGATTCCTGGCGCTGAAGGAGAAGGACAAGGAGAGCCACCAGTAGAATGAGTTGGGAAGATTTAACAAGCAAAGCAAATCCAGAGCCAGAAGAATCCCAAGAGATAGATAGAATTATAACTAAAGTATTTTCTACCAGGGATGGGTCTAAAGTCTTAGCTTTTTTAAAACATATGACGATTGACCAGCCTACCTGGTATCCAGGAGAAGATGCGAGTCATGGTTATGCTAGAGAAGGACAAAATTCTATTGTCCGTGAAATTTTTAAACGTATTGAAAGGACCAGAAACAGATGACAAATGAAACTGAGGCCGTTGCAGCTGAGAACCAAGAGGCCAGCGAGAACGAAAACCAAAGTCTTTTAAATGTAACACTTGACGAAGAAAAAACAGAAGAAACAGCAGATGTCGAAGAATCATCCATTAATCATCTTGCATCAGGAGATGATGAAGAACCAACAGTTAAAGCAGCCGAAGAAGATGAAAAGAAAGAGCCAGCTGAAAAACCTGAAGGTATTGCGGATGCTCATTGGGATGCTGAAAAAGGTGAAGTTAAAGTAGACGAATTATCAAAAGCATACCAGGAACTAAGAAATAAAATGGCTACTGGCAAACATAAACCACCAAAAGATGGTGTTTATAAAACAGATTTTATAGAAAATGTAGAGCCAGACGACCCCATGATGGGGCAATTTATAGATATTGCCAAAGAAAACAATATGAGCCAGGAGTTAGTAGAACAATTAGCGGGCTTTTATGTTAAATCTCAGCAAGAAATACAAGAACAAGTAACCTATAAAAGAGAAGAAGAGTCTAAAAAACTAGGTAATAATGGCGAGGCTATTATAAAAAACATGAATACCTGGCTAATGAAATTTCATTCGTCTGGAACTTTGTCTAATGAAGAGGTCCAAGCTATAGCAGACGCATCTACTAATGCTGCTTTTATTACGGGTTTTAATAAAATTAGACGAAGTTATGGAGAACAAACTATTCCTTCAGCTGATACTCAAGAAGTAGATACAACAACCATGTCTGATATAGAAAGTTTAATGGCAGATAAAAGATATGGTGTTGATGCTAACTTTACTAAATCAGTAGAAAAGAAAGTTTACGATTTACATGGAGAAAAATATTAATGGCTAGAAAAGGTTTATATGCAAATATAAATGCTAGAAAGAAAAAAGGAATTAGCAGACCTAAAAGTAAATCTACTGTGTCTGCTAAAGCCTATTCAAATATGAAAGCGGGTTTTCCTAAAAAGAAAAAGACATAGCAATAGTTCTGCTATTACTGATAAAACTCCGTAGTCTGTTTGAGGTAACAATATATTCTCGATATATTGAATTAACTGACAACCTAAATTTATGGGCCAGTTTTATGGGATGCACTTCGCCCCGAAAGTGTAGCTACCTGGCCCACGGATAACCAGCAAGCGAATTAGAATATTTTATTAATTAATTAGAAAAGGATAAAGATATGGCATTAAGTGTATCAAATGCTTTTATTACATTATTCGATTCAGAGGTAAAGCAAGCCTATCAAGCTGGCCGAGCCTTAGCTGGTTTAACTAGAGAAAAAAATAATGTAGTAGGACAAACTGTGCAATTCCCAAAACTTGGAAAAGGACTTGCAACGGTTAGGACTCCGCAATCTGACGTAATTCCATTATCGCTGGACTATAGTACAGTAACAGCGACTATGACAGATTACATAGCTGCGGAATATTCTGATATATTCAATCAGACAAAAGTAAACTTCAACGACAGACAAGAGTTAGTACAAGCTGTAGGCGGAGCAATTTCAAGAAGGATGGACCAAGTAACAATAGATGCTTTAGTAGCAGCTAGTGGAACTGGTACTGTTGCAAACACTATCGCAGAAAGTGGAGCAGCGGGTTCTGCATCTGATTTAAATACTGGAAAAATCAGGGCAGCAAAGAAGCATCTTGACGCTAATAACGTCCCGACTTCAGACCGTACATTGTTAATACACGCTAATAACCTAAGCGCACTATTATCACAAACAAGTGTAACTTCGAGTGATTTCGCTGCGGTCAAAGCCTTGGTCAGCGGTGATGTGGCGACTTGGCTCGGCTTTAACGTTGTAACAATAGGCGACAGAGATGAGGGCGGTTTAGCAATAGATGGTTCTTCAGATAGAATTTGTTATGCCTTTCATAAATCAGCAGTAGGTGTTGGAATGGGTATGGCCCAAAAAACATCTGTTGATTACATTCCAGAAAAAACTTCATGGCTAGTAGCATCAATGTTTACTGGTACTGGAGTTGCGATTGATTCGCCTGGTATCGTAAAAATAACTTGTAGGGAGTAGTAATATGGCTTTTTCAAGAACTGGATGGAATCCAATAGGTGGCCAATCTAAAAAAGGTTCAGCACCTCAAGTTTGGTCATACACAAGTACTGACAGTATTGCTGACGCAAATACTGAAGGTTACTTTAATTCTGTTTCAGATGAAGTCGCAGTAGGAGATTTAATCCATTGTGTTACTTCAACGGGCAGTACAGCGGTAGCAACATTAGTTTATGTGTTAAGTAACGCATCTGGTGTTGTTGACGTAAATAACGGAACTACTTTAGCTAATACAGACGGCGACTAGTAGTTACATTTATTAGGAGGAGAGGTCTATGGCTTCTGGCGATACTAAATTATCTATATGTTCGGATTCTTTAATTATGCTAGGGGCTGCACCCCTCTCCTCTTTTTCAGAAGGAACAGATGCAGCCCAGGTATGTGATAGATTATATGATGATATACTTGAAACTATCTTGGCAATGTATCCCTGGACATTTTCTTACAAGAAAGTGCAGCTTGCAAGATTAAGTGATACTCCAGTTAGTGAATGGAAGTATAACTATCAATTACCATCCGATAGCATAGGGTCAGGAGTTAGAGCATTATTTACAACAGAAGATGCTGGCGCTAGACCAGTAAATGATGGATGGGAAATATTAGAAGATAAACTTTTAACTGATTATGAAACTGTATATGTAGATTATCAATTTAGACCGTCAGAGGCAGTTTTGCCTACATATTTTATACAATTAGTAAAATATTGGATGGCCTGGCATATAGCCGAGCCAGTTACAGACCAAATTACTAAGGGGCAATATTATCAAACATTAGCTGTAGGAGCGCCTTCAGAAAACAATAGAGGTGGAGCATTTAGGCAAGCAGCTATTATTAACGGTCAAAATCAACCTAACCAGGTAATAGAGGATTTTGATTTAATATCTGTGAGGTATTAATGTCCAGACAAATCCAGATTCAAACAAATTTTAGTGTAGGCGAACTTGACCCGTTATTAAGAGGACGACAAGATTTAAAACAATATTATAATTCTTTGCAAACAGCTACTAACGTTTTTATACAACCTCAAGGTGGAATCAAAAGAAGAGATGGATTAAAATATATAGCTGAATTACCAAGCGCTGCTAATCCTCAAAACGGTGTTAAGTTAGTGCCTTTTGAATATTCGGCAGACGACTCTTATATGTTAGCAATGGTCCATCAAAGAGTTTATATCTTTAAAAACAAGGTCTTAATTACAGACATTAATGGCAGCGGTAATGATTATTTTGCAGTATCAGCTTTAACATCTAGTGTTTTAGATTCTTTAAATTATGCACAATTTGGCGATACTATTATATTTACTCATAATGATTTACAGCCAGTAAGAATAGTAAGAGGAGGAACAGATGCAACATGGGTAGCAGCTTATATAACTTTTACTGCCCCTCCTCAACATGCTTTTACATTAAGTGTTAGTAATCCAGCAGCGGGTATAACACCTTCACAAACTACGGGTAATATAACAGTTACAGCATCATCTGGAGTTTTTAGTTCTGGAAATGTAGGTCAATATATAAATATAAATTCTAATTATGGAAGAATGCGAATAGTAGAATTTGTTAGCAGCACACAAGTAAAAGCGCATGTAACTATAAATTTATTTGACGTAGCCCAGGTAGCTTCGGGTAATTGGGAATTAGAGGCTGGGTACGAGGCAGCCTGGAGTTCGACTAAAGGATGGCCTACTTCATGTACTTTCCATGAAAGCCGATTATATATAGGAGGGTCAAAATCTTTACCTACTCATATATGGGCCTCAAGAGTAGGAGATTATTTTAATTTTGAATTAGGCGAAGGTTTAGATGATGAGGCTTTAAATGCAGAATTAACTACTGATAGTCTTAACTCTATACAACAAATATTTTCTGGAAGAGATTTACAAATATTTACTACTGGTGGAGAATTTTATATTCCCCAGGCTATCAGCGACCCAATAACACCTGGTAATTTTATGGTAAAAATTGGAACTCGTAATGGAATAAAACCAGGAGTACCAGTAGCGGGATTAGATTCAGGAACTTTATTTATTCAACGTTCTGGAAAATCTTTAAATGAAATGATTTTTACAGATGCAGAACAAGCATACACGACAAGTAACATAAGTGTTATGAGTTCTCATTTATTAGATAGCCCTATAGATATAGCAATGCGAAGAGCAACATCAACAGAAGAGTCAGATAGGCTATTTATGGTTAATGGCGGTGATGGGTCATTAGGTGTATTTTCTATATTACGTTCTCAAAATGTTGTAGCCCCATCTAAATTTACCACATCAGGAACTTTTAAAGCAGTAGGAGTAGATGTTGATGATACTTATGTAATAGTAAATAGAACTATAAATGGTGCATCTAAATATTTTGTAGAGCATTTTGATGCCTCATTGCATACAGATAGTGCTGTTTTTGTATCCGCTGCAAGCGCAACGGGAACGGCTGCACATTTACCTAGTACATTAGTAGACATATTAAATGATGGAAACATAGAGGCACAACAAACTTTAAATGGTAGCGGTGTTGCAACATTTACTAGAAGTTCAGCTACTAATTACGAAATGGGTTTACCATTTACTATTACTATAAAGACTATGCCAGTAGAGCCACAATTAAAATCTGGCGGTATTAAAGGATTTAAAAAAAGAATACTTCAAGTAAATGCAGAAGTATATCAATCTAAAGCAATGACTGTAAACAATCAGTTAGTTCCTTTTAGACAATTTGGTGAGGATATTTTAGATTCTCCCGTTACGGCATTTACTGGACTCAAGCAAATTGGGCCATTGCTTGGTTTTGATTATGAAGGCTCAATAACCATTAGTCAGAGTGTACCATTAGCTTTAAATATTTTATCGCTCGACTACAAAGTTTCGATAGGACAATAAATGGAAGTAATAGCAATAGCCTCAGCAGCAGTTTCAGCAATAGGACAATATAAAGCTGGACAAGCAGCACAAGCACAATATAGGTCGCAAGCAGCCTGGAATGAAATACAAGCTGAAAATGATGCAATACAATATGAACAACAAGGAGTAAATGCTTTAAGAAGAACTTTACGAACTATATCTGCTATTAATGCAAGAGCAGCTGCGGGAAATATAAATCCTT